TTCGCTAGTAAGTCTGAAAAGAACGCACGTATAGCTTTTAATATCCAAAAGGTAGCAAGTATAGCACAAGCGACTTTGGACGGATATAGAGCAGTGTTAGGAGCTTATGCACAAGGTACGGCAACAGGAGGTCCAATTTTAGGAGGTATTCAAGCTGTAATTGCTGGAGGTTTCGCTGCTTTGCAAATTGCTAATATTGCTAAAACTAAATTCGAAGGTGGTGGAGGTGGTGCTGCTGCTGTTTCGGGTGCTGCGAGTGGCGGAGGTTCACAGCCTGCACAATTTAACGTAGTAGGTAACTCGGGGATAAATCAACTAGCAGACACTCTAGGAGGTAGCGATAACAAAGTAATAAAGGCGTATGTAGTGAGCGGAGATGTAACAACGGCTCAGAGTTTAGATAGAAATAAGATAGACACGGCAACTTTATAAAATAATAAAAGGGGGTAGAACCACCTGCCCCCTTTAAGAAACAACAGAACCGTATTTATTAATCGGTTTGCTTCTTTATAAGCGATACGAATATACAACAAATATATTAAACAGCAATTAAACTGTAAAATATATTTCATGCAAAAAATCCAAACCATAGAATTGTTCATTAAAGACGAAGCTGAAGACGGCGTATTCGCTATCTCTCTTGTGGAGTCTCCAGCGATTGAATCAAACTTTGTAGCTCTATCAGAACAAAAGGAAGAAAGCTACTCCATGCAACTTAAAGCAGTAGATGAAGAACGTAGAATCGTTGTAGGCTTTGCCCTAATTCCAGACTTTGAGATTTACCGTAAGATCACAGATAAGACTTCTAAGCACTTTGGTAAAGAGTTCAATATCAAAATGAGCAAGGAAACTATATCTAAGTCACAAGAACTTTACATGAAGAACTTGAACCTAGCTAACGTAACAGCAGAACACGAGTCTACCGTAACGGGTTGCTGTGTTATTGAATCGTGGATTGTTGAAGACCCTAAGAACGATAAGTCTAATATGTTCAAGCTAGGTGCTAAAGGTGGCGAGTGGGTTGTTATGATGAAGATCGACAACGAGAAGGAATGGCAGGATATTAAGGACGGTAAAAAACTAGGCTTTAGTATTGAGGCAATGTACCAAGGTTTCGACCAACTAGATATGGGTAAAGACTTAACAGACGAAGAACTTTTAGAAGAAATTAAACAACTAATAAATAAATAAAATTATGGCAATTACAAACAACGGAACAGTTAACAGCTTAGATGCTTCTTTACTTCCAAGCGGGTACACTAGACCAACAGTTACACTAATAACAGATTACGACTATATCAGCGAGTTAACCCTAGAAGTAACTAAAGCAACGGTAGAGAACGCGACTAAGGCTACTACACTAGCTAATATCATAGCAGACGGAACGGTAGGAATCACAGCACAGATTACAGCTATCCTAGCAGCGGATTACTTAGCGACTGCAACGGTAACAGCTTACACAGACTTTTATAAGATTTCAACTAATATCGAAGCAAACGTAACGAGCGACTTCTATAACGCTGACGCAGTTACTTATACTTGTTCGGTTAGACTTTATGTAAAAGCAGCATAATGGCAGAACATAATTCAACAAATAATAACTTAGATTACGAAGCTCCAGACGGAAGCCGTGACGAGAAATATTTGGATTATCTAGCTACTGATTATTGGCTCAGACACGCTGCAAGAGTAATAGAAACTACTTACGGCGACACTATTGACTTTTACGCAAAAGGTAAAGACCTTTTAAAGTTCGGCAGGAATAAATTAGTCAACACTACCAAAAGCACGTTGATGACATTACCCACAGGAACAGACAACGAGGTTCTTCTTTCAAGTAATTTGATTACTCAGATTTCAAGCTCTAGCGGTTCAGATACAGGAGAAGTAAAAATAGAGGGGCATACTTCAAGCGATGGACTAACCTTTACTTTCGTAGTTCAAACCGTGACGTTAACAGGACAAACAGCGGCGACACTTTCTACGCCTCTTTGCAGGGTTTCTAGGGTTGTGAATAATGGCTCTACCGATTTAGTAGGTAATATCTACGTGACAGAAACGGACACTTTAATGGCAGGCGTTCCCGATACAGATTCGAAGGTTCATATTATTGTTAACGCTGGATTGAATAATTCAGAGAAGGCAGCAACAACTGTTTCATCGGCGGATTATTACATAATAACTGGATTCTATGCCGACTGTTTAGAGAAGACATCAGCATACGGAATTATACATTTAGAAGTACGCGAACCAGGAAAGACATTTATAAATAAAATAGACATAGAGTCTAGTACAAGCGACTCAGGGGATCATAGATTTCAACCTTATTTAATAGTTCCTAAAAATTCAGACGTAAGAATAAGAATATCAGCAAGTGCAGCGGGAAAGGATTTCAGTGGAGGCTTTGAGGGTGTACTAGCAAGCGTAGTAGTATAATGGCAAAGAAAAAAAAATACCAACCAAAGTTAACAGCAGAAGAGTACGAAAAACTCACAGGACAGAAGCTCGGACAGTTAACAGGCAATACAGTTAGTAATATAACAAACGTGTAAAAATACAACAAAATATAAATAGTTAATTAAACAAGTATGAGTAACGATATAATGAGTAAGATAGCTGAAATATCCAAAAGACATGAAGCAATAAAGCTTAGTTCTGAGAATGTAGAACTAAAGAACTTAGCAACGCTTGATAAATTATTTGACGATGCTGCTGCGCTAATGCCAGAGATAAAAAAACAAACTGGATTTCTTGAAAATTTTAAAAAAAGTCTTTCGGCAGAGGAAAAGGACTACGAGAAGATTAAGCCAAAAGTAGAAAAGGCAGACCAAAAAGAACGAGAGCTTTACAGAAAGTGGGAATCAGCAAAGGATGAAACAACAGTATTAACAAAAGATCTAGAAGCTACTTCTAGAGCTATTAAAGGTGCAAAAGATGGAGTTGATACAGTGCAAAAAAGACTAGACCCACTAAACAAAAAGGCTAAAACTACTCAAGACTTATTAGCTAAGAATTTAACAACGTTCGAGTCTTCTGCTAAAGCATTGGGTTGGGATGTAAGTACAGCTAAATATCAAAAAATGTTAGATCAATTAAAATCAGCAATCTAAACAACAAGTATAAACTAAACAACAATGGACAATAAAACATTTTTAGAAAAATTCAAAGCCGTCTTTAATAAAGAGACGGTAGAGATTAACCTAGCTACTGAAACGTTAGGAGACGGACAAGCAACTTTAGAGGCTGAGTCATTCGAAGCAGGACAGCCTGTTATGATCGTAGACGGAGACCAAAGAGTACCGCTTCCAGTTGGTGAATATCCACTAGACAACGGTATGACTTTAATTGTAGTAGAAGAAGGTATCATTGACTCAATGGTTGAAGCAACTCCAGAGGGTGAAGAAGAAGTAGCAGAAGAGCCAGTAGCACAAGCAGACGCACCAAACGCAACGCCTCCAGCTAAGTCTATTATCGAGTCTATCGTTAAGGAGACAAAGTTCCAAGCACAAGAGAAAGAGATTACAGAGCTTAAAGCACAAATTGCTGAATTGATGAAAGTTGAAGAAGTGATCGAACTTAAAGACGAGTCTATCAAATTCAATCCTGAAAACAAAGCAGAGTTCAAAATGAACCTAGGTAAGAACATTAAAGGAGACAGTATTTCTAAGAATGTAATGTCTAAAATAGCAAATTTAAAATAACTAAATAACTAAAAAATGTCAACAACAACAGTAACTTATTCTAATGACGACAAAAGAAAGTTTTTTTCTTCTACGGCATTAACAGCAGACACAGCATTAACACCAGCAAACACAGGAGAGGTTTTCTACCTAGACGCAATTGGTGAAGACATCACACTTCCAGCGGTTGGAGTTTCAGCGGGTGTAGAGTTTGAATTTATCGTAACGGATGCAGTAGCGACAACTTCATGGACAGTAGCAGCTACAACAGCTTCTATTTACGGTTCGGTAATCGAGGCGGGTCTTGTACAATTGGCAAGTGCTGAAACTACAATTTCAATCGTATTCACTAAAGCAATCGCTGGAGACACTTTCTCTTTGAAATGTGACGGGACTAAATGGTACGTAAAAGGATTCTTTAGCGTTGCTGGTTCATTCACAACAGTTTAATATTAAACAAACATTAAAAACAATTTATAATGGCAACAACTAATTCAATAACAACTAGCTACGCGGGAACTCATGCAGGTGAGATTATCGGAGTAACTCTTTTATCAGGGTCTACTTTAGCTAACAACGGTATCACAGTAAAACCAAACATTAAATACAAGCAAGCACTTACGAAGATTTCAATTAACGATATCGTTAAAAACGCTACTTGTGACTTCGACGCTACGTCAACAATTACACAAACAGAGCAAGTGCTTGAACCTGAGCACTTCGATGTTAACCTGACTTTATGTAAAGATGATTATGTATCTGATTGGTCAGGTGCTCAAATGGGTATGTCTGAATGGGATGAGCTTCCTAAATCTATCGGTGACTTCATTATCGCTCGTATCATTGCTAAAGTAGCTGCACAAGTTGAAAACACGATTTGGCAAGGCGTTAATGCAACAGCTGGAGAGTTCGACGGATTCGAAACTTTGTTAACTACAAACGCTGACCAACCAGCAGCAATGGAAATCGCTGGTACTACTTTGACTGCTGCAAACATTCAAGCACAAATGAACTTGGTAGTAGATCAAATTCCTACCGCTCTTTACGGAGACCCAGATTTGAAATTGTACATCGGCTTGAAAGCGTACAAATTCTACGTTCAATCTTTGGCTGGATTCGGTGCTTCTGGATTGGGTGCTGCGGGTGTTGGAATGGCTGGACCTAACCAAGTGTTCAACATGAACTCAATGGTGTTTAACGGTGTTCCATTGTTCATCGCTAACGGAATGAGTGACAATGTAATGATTTGTACTACTAAAGACAACTTGGTATTCGGTACGGGTCTACAAAATGATGAAAATCGCGTAGAGGTCTTGGACATGCAAGCAATCGACCTTTCGTCTAACGTTCGTTTCGCTTTGAGATATTCAGCAGCGGTACAATATGTATTTGGTGCAGAGATCGTAACATACGGAATTGTAAACGGTTCAAACTAA